TGGTCAGGAGTACACTACCACACAGTATAATGCGATTGCAAAGTTGTATGAACAGTACACTAAGCGTTTGCAGGAATATATGCAGTTCAGTAAGCGAGAACGAATTGATGAAGACGAGTCAGCAACAAAGCGAAGCCTTATGGTTCGTGATTTCAGGGTTGAGTGTGAACGAGCGTGTTCTAACTCTGCACAGTTGTGCGACATCATTCTTGATTTATGTTATCGCCGTAGCGGATCCAAACAGTTCTGTTGGGATATATGCAGTGAAGAGATTATTGAAAATCTACTGAAGAACAATGACAACACTATATACTTCCCAGTACAGGACGAGGACGGCGACATTGAGTTCTGCGGAAAGAGATTTACACTTGAAAGTAAGGGAGGCATATAAATGACCAACATTGTTCTGAACGAGAAAGCGTGTGCGGAGTATGCGCTTGAGAATTTAATCCTTGGCTCAAAGCCCACCGAGACTTTGGGTCGAGTCGCAAGATATTATTATAGCATCGGCTATAAAAAGAAGGAGATCGGCAGTCTGCTTGAAGACTTTATGTTGAAGTGCGACCCCACTATCAACATCGTAAAGTGGCAGGCTACCATTGATAAACAGGTTAACAGCGCTGATAAGTACGAACTTATCGACATTTCGGGGGTTGAAATTACCCAGAGCGAAATTGACAAGATACAGCAGATTGAGGGTAAGTTGCTTCAAAGGTTGATGTTTACGATGCTTTGCCTTGCTAAGTATGGTAATGCTATCAACCCCAACAATAACAACTGGGTGAACCGTAAAGATAAGGAAATCTTCAGTCTTGCTAACATTACGCTCACGACCAAGAGACAGTCGTTGTTGATTAACGACCTCTGGACGATGCAATACATAGGATATAGCCGAGTTGTGGACAATATCAACATCAATGTCAAGATTGTTGATAACGAGAGTCCGACGGTGCTATATATCAGTGATTTCCGTAATTTGGGCAATCAATATATGAGATACTGCGGTGAAAAGTATATTGAGTGTGAGTGCTGTGGCAAGGTGGTCAAGGAAAAGCACGGAAAACAGCGCTATTGTACTGAGTGTGCTACGGAGATTGACCGCCAAAAATCACTGGAACGATACTATAAATCGCACAATTCTTAACTTGTCAATACAATTATAAAGAATAAACTTCGATTTATCACAACCTTGAAAGGTGCGTGTTTTCGCACCTTTCTGGGTATGTGTCACTCATTCTATACTTAGTAAGAATAAGAAAAAATTGATTTGAGAAAGTGAGGGAAAATGGTGCTTAACTATTATAAAGTTTATATGCACATATTTCCAAACGGAAAGAAATACATAGGCTCAACAGGCAAAAGTTTGCAACAGCGTTGGAACAATGGTAGAGGATACTATTTCCAAAGTAGGGTTTTTGATGCGATCTGCAAATTTGGATGGAATAATGTCAATCACTATCTCTTATTCGATGGATTAAGCGAAAAAGAAGCAAAGCTAATTGAGAATGCTTTAATCTATAAATTTCAAACACATAAAAAGACTTATGGATACAACACAAAGGTCATAGTTCCCGCTGACGGTTTTATTATCCCACCCTACAAGAAAAAGCAAATTAAATGTAGCGAGGTTGATGAATGCCTACGCAATTATGTTAATCCTCCCAAGCGAAAGCCAAGTGCTGTGGCAAGGGCGGTTATGATTGTTGAAACGGGTGAAATCTTTGACAGTATATCCGATGCTGCGAGAGCGTTTATGATTACTCCGGCATCAATCAATTGCGCTTTGCGCAAACAAACACGCTGCTGTGATTTTCACTGGCAGTATATTACATCGAAGCAGAATGAAAGGATTGTTTGAATGATTAGTATCACTAAAGAGGAAACAAAGCTTATCCGTAAGTATTTTCCGTATGTACATATCAGACGCACTATGCACAAGTACTATATGGAAGAAAACAAGAAGGCTATGGATTTCCTTAAAAATTGCAATGCAAACAAAAAGTAAGGAGTGAGGGCGCGTGAACGAAAATGTTAATTTTATGAAAGCCCCCGATGAATCCGAGCTTCAGTACATCTGGAGAATGTGCTCAGCGAAAGACGCAGGCGTAATTGAATTAACATGGACAGAACTCGCCGAAATTTTGAATAAAGAGCTGGTGGACGACGAGAGCGAATATCTTGGAGAATCGGCGTACCGCAAAAAGTACCAGCAGGCTAAAGCCTTTTATGATGAAGTCTTCTCTCGAATGGTCTCAGAAGAATATCACGACCGAATTGCAGAGAGAGAACGAGCATTACAGAAAACACTCTACAAGGTGCAAACCGAAAAGTTAGAGTACAACAGATGGTTGCGTGAAGATGCACGAGATGAACTTTTTGAAGAAAAAGTCATCGAATCAATCAGGAAATATTCAAGTGTCTCCAACCCACCCAGAGCAATTGATGTTGTTCACGGTAAGCGTGCAGGCGTGTTAGTTATAGCCGACTGCCACTTTGGTAAGGAATACAAGATCTATGGACTCTTAAACGAGGTAATCAACGAGTATAGTCCTGAAATCTTCTATTCTCGTATGGAGCAAGTTTTCAATGAGACTCTTGAGCAGATTGAAAAAGAGGGTCTCTCTGTTATACATATATACAATCTCGGCGATAGCGTCGAGGGATTCATCAGAAATTCGCAATTGTGGAGTCTGCGTTGGGGCGTGATTGACTCTGCCACTATCTTTGGTAACTATATGGGCGACTGGCTAAAGACATTATCCAGTAAAGTGTCAATCGTTTATCACCAAACAGATGGCAACCACGATGAATTGCGACTGTTAGACGGCAAGAAAGGACAGCACTTGTGCGAGTCCGCCGGCAAAATTATCAAAAATTGCATCGTTCTAAAGAATGAGGGCAATCCCAACTTCCAGTATGTCGAGAACAAAACAGGACTTATCTTTGATAATGTCTGTGGTTACAACATTCTCGGTGTTCACGGTGAGGTTAAGAATTTGTCTCAGGCAATTATGGAGTTCGATAACATCTATGATACAAAGATCTCCTATCTGATTGCTGGACACAAACATCACGGCGAGTTTAAGAACTGCGGCGTGAGAAAAGGTTGTATTGGCGTTGGTTCAATCATCGGCAACGATGAATTCTCAATGACAATACGGCAGTGTGCAGATGCAACTGCATCCTTTATTGTGTTTGAAGAAGGAAAAGGAAAAGTTGACGAACACACTTATGTTTTGAATTGACCACAGAGAGGAGTGACTTGCTATGTCAAGAAAAACAAAGATGAATGTGTTGACGAGCGAGGAATTGATTAAGCAGGTCAATCCCGATAATATTCGATTGAAGGAAGATTTCTTGTCTTATCTTCGATCTGTGCAAAGAAGCCCAAAGACTATCTATTGTTATGAAAATGACCTTGATATTTTCTTTGTGTGGAATGCGCAGCACAACCGAAATAAGTTCTTCCCACAGATTTCAAAGCGTGATTTGGTTGCTTACCAATATTGGCTGCTTAATGAAAATGGTAACTCTCCCGCTCGTGTCCGTAGGTTAAAATCTACTATCTCGTCTTTGAGCAATTACATTGAGACGATTTGCGATGACGAGCCAGAGTTTAAGGACTTCCGATCAATCGTGAAAAAAGTTGAGAACCCAGTTAACCAGCCCGTAAGAGAAAAGACGGTTCTCAAAGACGAACAACTTGATGCTTTGCTTGACCATTTGGTTGAGAAAAAGAAATATGATAAAGCTTGTATGCTTGCGCTTGCTATGTGCTCTGGTAGGCGTAAGGCAGAGCTTGTTCGTTTCAAGGTGTCTTACTTCGATGATGCTAATATCATCTATGGTTCTTTATACAAGACACCGGAAGCGGTTAAAACAAAGGGTCGTGGTAACGGTAAATTCATTCACTGCTACACTCTCCGTCATAAGTTTAAGCCATATCTTGATATGTGGCTTGCTGAAAGGAAGAAGCGTGGCATTGAAAGTGAGTGGTTATTCCCGCGCAAGGACGACTTAAATGAGCATCTCAAGCCCGAAACTCTTAACAGTTGGGCAAACACATTCACAAAATTTCTCGGTGTTGATTTCTACTGGCACTGTCTGAGGCACTACTTTACCACTCACTTGGTAAGAATGGGGCTTCCCGATGGTGTTATTCAAGATATTATTGGTTGGTCTTCTGCGGATATGTTGAGGTTATATACCGATATTCCAGTTGACGAACAAATCGGTAAATATTTCGACGAAAACGGTATCAAAACAGTAGATAAGGCATCAATTTCAGATTTATAACCAGAATGAAAGGATTAAATACATATGTTAAAACGAAATGATATTATTGAGCGACTTGCCTTGAATGGCTACACGAAGAAGGATGCCGGTGTGATCCTTGACGATGTAATCAAGATTATCACCGAAGCGTTGGTTGAGGGCGAAAGCGTACAGATCCACGGATTTGGTACATTCGATGTTAAAGAATGTAAGCCTCGTGAGACTGTTGACCTACAGACCAAAGAGCGAATTGTTATTCCTGCTTACAAAGCACCCAAGTTTACCGCAGGTAAGCTGTTAAAGCGTGCAGTCAAGGAAGGCTTCATCAGAGAATAAGTTGGTGATTTGCAATGGCGAGAACAAGCAAAATTCAATCAACAAGTACTAAGCCAAAACAAGCCGCTCCGCTAAAAGATGAACGAACAGAGTTTTACTGCTGTCGTTGTCAAAAGCAATACAAAAGGCAGAAAGCAAACTTTCCTGCCTCCCAAAGTACTCTTTACAAGGGTAACGGCGGTTACTTGGCAATTTGTAACAACTGTGTTGATGAATTGTTCGAGCACTATAAAGCAGCACTCGGTAATGAGGCAGATGCCATTCGTCGCGTCTGCCTCAAATTTGATATTTACTGGAACCCAGAAATATATCAGATGCTGAACAAAGCAAGTACAAGCCAATCCCGTGTAAGAGCTTATATAAGTAAAACCAACCTATACAAATATATAGGTAAAACATTCGACGACACACTCGACGAAGAATATGCTCAAAAACTCGAAGCCGAGGCTGCTGTACAGGCAGAGCTTGAAGCAGCAGAACGAGCACGAGAAGAGTCTATTATCAAGAGCGTCGAGCCTGTTTATGACGACGAAGAAAAGGAAATCGTCGTTGATGAAAACATCATCCAATACTGGGGAACTGGTTTTACCCCAGAAATGTATATCGAATTGGAAGGTAGGCGTAACTACTGGTTATCACAGTATCCTCCCGGAACAGTTTTGAACCCCGGCGAAGAAGGTATCTTGAGACAGATCTGTAACTTGGAGATTAGTATCAACCAAGACAGAGCAGCCGGTAAGCCTATTGAAAAGAGTGTTAATGCTCTTAACACATTGTTTGGCAGTATGAATATGAAGCCGTCTCAGAAGAAAGAGACGGAGGAAAACTATGTGCCGTTTGGAGTCGAGATCGCTCGATTTGAAGACGGCGATCCAATTCCAGAACCAGACGAAGACTTTAAGGATGTTGACGGTATGCGTCACAATATCTTAACTTGGTTCTTGGGTTCGTTGTGTAAAACAGCGGGCATCAAGAACGAATACAGTCAGATGTTTGAAGACGAGATTGGACAATATACTGTTGAGCGTCCAAAATACGATGACTCCGACGATGATGTTGAGGAAGGTGAAACGGTGGTATAATGGCGAAATACACGCACAAACAAGCAATTGGTCGTGCCGCCGCTTATTATCGAGCCAACCCACACAGATTCGTTAAGGATTTCTTACATATTGACTTACGCTGGTTTCAGAAAATCGTAATTTATGCGATGAATATGAATCCAGCTTTTTGTATGATAGCCTCTCGTGGTCTTGGTAAATCATTCTTAATTGCAATTTACTGTTGCGTTAGATGTGTTCTGTATCCCGGAACCAAGATATGCATCGCTTCTGGTACCAGAGGTCAGGCAACCAATGTCTTGGAAAAGATACGAACCGAGATTATTCCAAAATCAAACGAGTTAAAGTGCGAGCTAAGGGGTGGCGACATTAAGATAGCCGCGTCAGAAGCAATTGCACTATTCAAAAACGGATCATATATCAAAGTTGTTACTGCGTCCGACTCTGCTCGTGGTAACAGAGCAAATGTTCTGGTGCTTGACGAGTTCCGTATGATTGACAAAGATACAATCGACACCGTATTGACTAAGTTCCTTACTGCAAGCAGACAGCCGGGATATCTTAGCAAGCCAGAATATGCTCACCTAAAAGATCAAGAGCGTAACCGACAAGTGTATTTGTCGAGTGCGTACTTCCAAGATCACTGGTCTTATATGAAGGTTAAGTCCTTCGTTAAGAATATGCAACACCCAGACCGTGATTGGTTTATTTGTTCATTCCCTTATCAGTTAGCAATTAAAGAGAAACTATCCAACAGAGAAGATATCGCCGACCAAATGCTTGACGAGGACTTCAATGAAATTCGTTGGATGATGGAAATGCTCGCAGAGTTCTATGGTGACTCTGAGGGCTCTTTCTTTAATTACGAGGCTGTTGCTAAAAACAGAAAGATACAATATCCGATGTTGCCCGGACGAATGTGTGCAAAACTTGCCAACAACACAAAATTGCGCATTCAACC